AGGCAGGAAGATAAGGATTGGAGATAAGATATTTTTTGAAGTTGAGGACACATTGCATGAGAAGGGTATCCGGGTAGTGAATGCCCAGGTGATCAGGTCATATCCCAAGCCTCTTGGCAAACATGCTTCTGCATTGGCAATTGACTGCATTGATTTAGATAATCCGGATTTACATTATACAATTCCATATGGGGAAGCGTTCATCAAGAGAGATACTGAATGACCTTAGGAAGCAGATTAGGGAAACTGGGTCCGGGTTAGTCAAGTTAGAGAACAGGGAAAGAGCAGAGAAGTTATACAAATGGTTGGATGGAAAACTGCCTAAGGATTTTGGTGTATGGATCATAGATGCTCCAGGGAGGGAGAATGAAGTTAACATCTACAGAATTATCGACAAGAATAATATTGACTCAGAGAGAGCTCCTGATTGGCTTTTACGCAGGAGGACTAAGACAAGTGGAATGCCTGAAAAGTTCAAGAAATGGAAACGCAGCAGAGGATTATGAGTCTAAGGGTTATGGGAAGGAAGGTCAGGGTTTGTGGCAGAATGCAATTGAGGGTGTTCTTGGAGAGATTGCAGTTGCCAGGTATCTTGGGTTGTATCCTTATGGAATTTTTGAGAGGTCTAGTGAGCACCCTGATGTTGGTGAGCATTATGAGGTCCGCACCCGGCCTAAGGAATGGATGGAGTTGTTTTTTAAGGAAGGTGACAAGCCTGATAAATATTATATCCTGGTTACAGGAGGTTATGGCACTTATGATCTCAGGGGTTGGATTAGTGCTCCTGAGATATTATCTCATGCAGAGTGGCAGCATAATAATGAGGGAAAGACTACCAGGAATTATTGGGTCCCGACTGAATTTTTACATCCAATGGAGGAGCTTCCAGAATGTCCAGTAACATCTTCACAGAGTTTATCACCAAGTACAAAAGTGATCCAGTACGATTCGTTGTCGATATCCTAGAACAGGAACCAGACCCCTGGCAGAAGGATCTACTGGAAGCATCTCAGAAAGAAAGATTGCTTGCAGTCAAGTCTGGTCATGGAACTGGCAAGAGTACAGCATGTGCATGGTTGATGCTCCATCACATGTTATGTTTTTATCCCCAGAAAACTGTTTGTACTGCACCAACTGCAGCCCAGTTGTTTGATGCATTATTTGCAGAATTAAAATCTCAGTTACTGAGGTTGCCTCCGGCTTTGAAGGATTTGTTTGAAGTATTTTCTGAAAGGATTGTACTTAAGTCAGATCCTTCAGGGTCTTTCATCTCAGCAAGAACTGCAAGAAAAGAGCAGCCAGAGGCCCTCCAGGGAATTCATAGTGAGCATGTACTCCTGATTTGTGATGAGGCAAGCAACGTATCAGATCTTATTTTTCAGGCAAGTGGAGGTAGCCTTTCTTCAACTCACTCAAAACTTTTGATGTGCGGAAATCCAACAAGATCTGAGGGATACTTTTATGACGCCTTTACCAAGTTGAAGGACAGGTGGTGGTTAAAGACAGTTTCCTGTGAAGATTCTCCCAGGGTCTCTGCAGAGTATATTGAGGAAATGGCAGAGAGATATGGGAGGGATTCCAATACTTTTGCAATCAGGGTACTTGGTAATTTTGCTGAGACTTCTGATGATACGATTATTTCAAATGGGCTTGTGGAAAGTGCAGTTGAAAGAGATGTTGATCCAACTGGCAATGCTCCAATTGTATGGGGTTTGGATGTCGCAAGATTCGGGAGTGATAAATCTGCACTCTGCAAGAGACAGGGTAATCATGTCATGGAGCCTATTAAGTCATGGGCCAAGATTGATACTATGAATTTGATGGGTGCAATTAATAATGAGTACCAGAATTCCAGGCAGCAGAATAAGGACCCCCAGGAGATACTTGTGGATGTAATAGGTGCAGGTGCATCTATTGTGGACAGGGGTCTTGAGTTGGGTCTGCCTGTTATTGGCATCAATACTGGGGAGTCTGCATCACTCTCCGGGCAGTACAAGAACCTGAGGTGCGAACTATGGCACCGGGCAAAAGAGTGGTTTGAGCAGAAACATTGTAAGATACCCAGGGATGAGAGACTGATGTTTGAGCTCTGCTCCCCCAGGTTCTCTTATGAATCATCAGGTAAGATCAGGATGGAGACAAAGGATGAGATGAAGAAAAGGATTGGACATAGAGGCAGCCCTGATTTTGCTGATAGTTTTGTACTTACTTTTGCAGGAACTAGTGCAGTTATTGCCGGGACCTCTTCCGGGTGGAGTAAACCCCTCAAACGTAACATTTTGGGTATTGCATGAAAATAATTAGTCTTGGTGCAGGAGTTCAGTCAACCACTCTGGTACTCCTGGCTCATCATAAAGAAATTGAACCACCTGACTATGCAGTATTTGCTGATACTGGATGGGAACCGAAAGCAATATATAAACATCTTGACTGGCTGGAGAGTTACTTAAATTTTCCAGTTGTCAGGGTTGATGCAGGAAATTTGAAAAAAAATTTACTGTCTAATCTTGGAGGAACTGTTCCACCATTTTTCACCTCAAACGGAGGAATGGGCAGGAGACAATGTACACATGAATATAAAATTAGACCAATACAAAAGTTTTGCAAACCACATGCATCTAAAAACAATCCTGTTATTTCACAAATAGGGATCAGTACAGATGAATGGGCCAGGATGAAACCAAGCAGGGTTCAGTACATTGAACACACCTGGCCCTTAATTGATGACCTGGATATGAGCAGGAAGGATTGCATGGCCTGGTTGGAAAAGAAAGGCTATAAGGTCCCTCCCAAATCAAGTTGTCTTGGATGTCCTTACCATAATGATGAGTTATGGAGAGACATCAAGAATAATTCTCCAGAAGAGTTTGAGGAAACATGCAGGGTTGATGATTCAATCAGGAATATGCCTAAATTCAAGTATCAGCAGTTTATGCATAGAAGTCTAAAGCCATTGCGTGATGTTGATTTCAGGACTATGGAAGAGCAGGGGCAACTTAATTTTTTCACAGATGAATGTGAAGGAATGTGTGGCGTTTGACAACAGCACCCTCTTACACTAATTCTGGTGGTATAATGAAGAAAAGGAATGTTACTGCATTCGTAACATCAAAAAATTAGCAGAGAGAGAGTTCTGAGAGCTCGTTTTTCCCATTTTTACCTCAAAATTTCCAAATATGGCATATTCAGAAGAAAATCCAGAAGAAATTGAAGAAGAAGAATTTGAAACCTCAGAGCAGATGGATGAGGAAGAATTTAAGGGTTATGTAGGCAGACTTCTTGATGATGCAATCCAGTATTGTGATGAACTCTCCCAGGAAAGAGTAATCTCCTCAAAATATTATTCCGGGCATTTTCCTGAACAGGATGATGAAGGAAGATCTGGTGCAACCAGTTATGATGTCAGGGATACCATCAATGCAATCCTTCCATCCCTTCTCAGGGTATTTTTTGGTGGGAAGAAGATCATGCAGTTTACTCCAAAGGGGCCTGAAGATATCCAGATGGCAGAACAATGCTCTAGCTACATCAATAACCTGATCCTGGAACAGCAGCCCAACTTCTTCACTACATTGATGACTGTATTTAAGGATGCACTCATCAGGAGGACTGGAGTTTTAAAATACTGGTGGGAAGAATCAGAAATAGTAAATACTTCCAAGTTTACTGGACTTGATGAACAGCAGGCACAAATACTGGCAGGAGAAGAAGATGTGGAAGAAGTTGAGATGGAATCTTCCGGGCAGACTCCTGAGGGTGTTCCGCTTTATGATGTTTCACTCAAAAGAAGAATTAAGAAAGGGCAGATCAGGATTGAAGCACTTCCTCCTGAGGAGTTCCTGATATCCAGGGTTGCCAAGACAGTTGACTCTGCAGACATTGTTTCTCACAGGTCATATAAGACGATCTCTGAGCTTGTCAGTATGGGATATGACAGGGAAGAGATTGAAGAGCACTCCGGGATTGAAGAGGGATTTTCTAATAATGAGGAATTTGTCAACAGGCACCAGGATAATGCAACCCGGAACCAGGACAATATGGAGCCTGCCTCCAGGAAGGTTTTATACTGTGAATCTTTTGTCCGCATAGACAGGGATCAGGATAACTACTCAGAACTCCTGAAGGTCTGCACAATTGGATCATCCCACAATATTGTGAATGTGATGCCATGTGATTATATCCCTTTTGTAAGATTTACACCAGACCCAACACCTCACTCCTGGGATGGTGCCTCAATTACAGATATTGTTGCTGATATTCAGAGAATCAAGAGTGCTATTCTCAGAAATGTCATGGACTCCCTGGTAATGGCAGTTTCGCCCAGAATGGTTGTACAGGAGGGGCAGGTCAATATGAAGGATGTTATGAATACTGAAGTTGGGAGTATAATTCGTGCAAGAGGAGGACCAGCAAGTGTTACACAATTAGACACTCCATTCCTGGGACAACCTGCATTGGGCGTAATGGGAATGCTTGATGAGATAAAAGCAAGTCGTACAGGCATAACCAAAATCTCACAGGGTCTTGATGTTGAGAGCCTGACCAGTACTGCCAGGGTGGGCATAGATGCATCTGTTAAAGCTGCCCAGGCACACATAGAATTAATTGCCCGGATATTTGCTGAAACTTCCCTGAAGCCTCTTTATAAAGGTATTTTACATCTTGTTGTGAAGTACCAGGACAGGGCAAAAATGGCCCGGTTAAATAACCAATGGGTCCCAATTGACCCCAGGTACTGGGACTCAGATATGGACCTTACAGTTGATATCCCACTTGGTGCAGGCAACGATATGGAAAAAATGCAGTTCCTGACAACTATTGCCCAGAAACAGGAAACAATGCTGCAACAGTTTGGTCCTGAAAATCCAATTGTAAGTCTTAAAAACTATCATGCGACTCTCTCCCGGATGATAGAACTTGCTGGTTTTCAGGACCCTAGTGTATTTTTTGGTGATCCTGAAC